GTTTCTTCATCGCCCTTCTTATACACTCCCCCCAATTTGCCTCGAATAAACGGGAATGGGTATTGGGGGATAGTTACCTTTGTTACTTCTTTTGTTTCACTGTCTGCTACTTCAACCACCATATCTTCAGGGGTGGCTTCAATAATAGAAGTATGTAAATTTAATGGGGTTGATATCTTGTGCTTACAACCCTCACACCCCTTAGGATTAATCCGTTTAAATGTATCACAGTAATGGGGCTTTGTATCCGCCGCTTTAGCAAGTACAGTATCCCTGTCAAAGTCTGGATGTTTATTTGATAGTTTAATAATCCCATCTTCTCTATCAATACACTTATCTGCAATAGATAATGCACCCCTCCATAACTCATAGCTAACTGTTTCTTGCGTTTCATACGCTTCTTTTAATTGGTTACACCCTTCGCCACGCATACTAAGTTGCATGATCTTTTTAAATATATGTTCTTTATTGCCCATTAACTTCTTGGTCATTGGGTCTAGCTTACCGTAGTCTAATCGTTTCCCTGCAATACCTAGCCCGTTTGATGTAGACGGGAATAAATTCGTAAAAAAGCTAAAGTCGTTAAGTGCCCCTTCTGTAAGAATAGTCACAGGCATTGGATTGTCTTTATCTTTTAGGTGAAGTGTACCAGGAATTCGTAGTACTCTAGCACCATCTGCAGGGACACTCATATCAACGTCGAACCCATTAGTCGCGCATGACTTCTTAAACTCTTCTGCGTGCGGAATCCACTCTTCATATGATACTGCTTCATGAAATACCCAGTATGCGTGTAGCCCACGGCCTGATGAAACCACTGTAGGTTTTGGCATCTGCATAGTCTTACAATATTGTTTAAGTGCCTTCATGCCTTCGGAGGCATCTGCGTAAGGCTTGTCTTCCCCACAATCAATGTCTAAATAGAATGATTTTATTTCCTTTATGTTTGCAACTATTCTAGACTTAGGGGTCTTATACGAGGCTAATGCAAAAAACGCATCGAAGCCTTTATCTACAAAACTAGCAGACTTTTCTAGTAGTTCATCTACTGAATCTACCCCAATCTGACGAACTGTATTTGCACTGTTATTATCCGATTGTTTAATACCGAATAGAAAATACGTCCCGCTTGGAGGTAGTACTGATTCTAAAAAATGTTTTGGAGTATTCATACCGTCCTCAAACCGTCAAAAAATAGGGGGGCAAAGACATGACGGTAATGCCTCTTTCGGTAGCTATCCTAGCCCCTACCCTAACCTTTACTGATGTGCTTCGTGTAACCTAGTTAGTATATTGTTTATCTCTTCATGGTGTTTTCTAGGAACATTACTCTCCCCTTTAAACCATGCATATACTGTAGTACGTGACACATCAAAATGATTTGCTATTGTTATTACAGAAACATTGTACAAAACGCATGCTAAGGCTAACTGTACTCCAACCTTAGTATTATCTGCAGCATTAACGTCATCAATGAATCCTGTTGAATAACCTCGTGATGTACTTGCCATGTGTTAGTCATCCCATTCATCTAAGATTGAAGTTACGTCCCCTTTAGGAGCTATAGTAGGTTCCTCTTTCTTGGCGTGAACTACTGTAGGTTCAGGCTCTGCCTCTGGAGTTTCTACTACCGCCGCCTTTACTTCAGGGGCTTGCTTTGGTGCCTCTAATGCAGGTTGTTCTTTACGAGGTGTTGGAGCTGTCATAGTTATACATCTAATAGCCGCCTCTGATTTACCTGCTTCCATAGCCTGCATAAACTCATCAGACTCTAGATAACGAACTGCTTTGAAGGTAAGTCTTGGGGTATCTGCTTTTGGATCAAACTTAAGTTCAGTAACTACCGCTGAAACAGGAACGCCTTGTGCACCTAATAAACGACCGTATGCTTGTAACGGCATGCTTCCATTCTCTGCGTCACCAAAGATAGAGGTAGCGGATAAGTCTAATTGATAGACATCACCTTTAGGGTCGTTCTCTAATGTTACCGCAATTCTTTGGCGATATCTACACGCACGAGAGTTACCTTGTCCTGAACCTGCAATGTTTTGTTTACAGCTAGCACATTTGTCCGCTTGTCTATTCGCAACATTTTCGTTAGGTGTAATACCATCCGCAGACCAACAGTCAGGTGGTGCCGCTTCTGCTTTGGGGTCATAAGAACCCGCATAGAATGTACGTCCAACATGTTCTGCCGCCGCAACTACAACTACGTTCATAGCATTTGATTCACTTGCTGCAATCTCTTTACCGCCTGACATCATTCGGAATACGCGACCTCTAATAGAGATTCGGTGGTTAGTGGATGTTACTCCACCCATTAATGCTTTAGTCGTTGCATCTAACTCAACCTTTTGTAAGTGGGCTGGCAATGACTTTGATAATAATGATAAATCTGTAGACATTTAAATCTCCTATCTTTTAGTAATAACTACTGCATATCGGCTATCCACATTAAGACCCGGTGGATGTAAATCGGGGTTTTCTTCTAAGAAAGTATTCATGTTTCCTTGACTAACTCGTTTCTCTAATAGGTCAAGGGCATCGTGTTCTTTAATAAAGTTATGGAATGAGTACCAGTCATTTGTATTGAACCGTCTGTACACTCGTTTTGTAATAGTGCCAAACTCAGTTCGCATACTTTCTGCACCCATAGTTTTTAGAATCTCTAAAAGTTCTCCATTAATTACATCTAGCTTTGCTTCTAAGGCTTTGTCTTCCTCCTCAAAAGCGGCTTTGATTTCCCTACGTCTATCTCTAATCTTTACATATATCTTAACTAGCTTTTTAGCTAGGTCTTTATCCTCATCTAGTTTCTCTTCGACCATTTGAGTTTCGTCCATTTAGTACTCCTTTCCGTTAGTGAGAATTAATAATACTCTTATACATTAACAATGTCAACCCTAATCTAATAGCGACTTGTACAAATCAATAACTCTAGAATGAATATCAACTTTTTCATCTAACATCTTGTATATACGCTTCTCTACTGAACTACCCTGCAAGTGAACGACGGTAACTGGGTTTCTTTGTCCTGCCCTATGTACTCGTGCATTTGCCTGAAGATAAGTTTCAATAGATGTAATTGGTCCCCACCAAACAATAACATTAGCCGCGTGAAGTGTTACTCCGTGGGATGCCGCTTGGGGTTGGATTACTAAAACCTGTGGGTCTGTAGTATCTTGGAACTTTGCAAATATAGATGTCCTTTTCGATGCAGGTACTTCCCCATTAATAATCTCGTTTGTTATGCCCTCCTTAGTTAACTCTTCTGAAATCTGGTGGATAACATGTTTGAATGGGGCGAACACTAGCACCTTATGGCTTGCCTCTGATATAACTTCTTTCAGTGCCCGTACTCTTTCAGAACAATCAAACGCTACAACCTCTCCACTATCCGAGTAGACTGCACCACATGAAAGCTGTAATAACTTGTTTAGGTTAGCCGCCATATTAACGGTAGTAATCGCTTCCCCCGCCGCCGTAGTTGTCATCTGTTTACGAAGCTGTTCGTAGTATTTTTCCTGTTGCTTAGATAACGGGGTTTCTCTAAATACGTGTGTTACATCGGGCAAGTCTAAACAGTCTTCTTTGGAAAACCTAATTGCTGGCTGTAATACTTGATGTACTATATCCTCCGAGCGTGCGCGGGGAACCCATTTAAACTGTGTAATTCTTTGCATGACCATATCTCGGAACCCACCTACAAACTTAGGAACTGCCGAAGGATTGACCATCCTAGCTAAACCATATGCATCTACTGGGGATTGCGCCGCTGGGGTACCTGTCAACATCCATAACCATGTGCTTGGGGTTACTATTTTGTTTAGGGTTTTCCATCGTTTAGTCTGAGGGTTCTTATAAGTATTTGCTTCATCAATTACAATCAAGTCAAACTTATCTAGCACTTCATCTTTAATAATCTCTAAGCCATCGAAGTTGCATATAACAAAATCGGAATTGCTGTTCACTGCCTTGATTCGTTTTTCCCTTGAATGACTGTGTGCGATTACACATGTACGGTGGATAGCGAATTTAAATATGTCGTCTTGCCATGCCGATTGCATAATTGATAACGGGCACAATACCAAAACACGTTTAATAGCGCCTATATTCATTAAGTAGTCTGCCGCCCATATGACACTTCCTGTCTTGCCTGTCCCTTGTTCGTTAAAACAAAAGGCTTTTCTATGTAGAGTTAAGAAGGCCGCAGTTGTCTTTTGGTGGTCAAATGGTGGATACAGTCCTGGCCAATCGTACTGGGTTTGAATAGGGCTAGGCACGTTTTTGTACCTTAGATTGTTTAGTATCTGCGCCTCTTCCAGTCCCCATTTAACAAGAACTTCTCCTGAATCAAGCTCCTTGCTTTTAGGTATAACCGTGGTAATCCGTTTAGGATCACGAACCTTTAGTAGTAACGCTTTGTTGTCAATAATCTGCACAGTATGTTCCTGTAGTCAATAGGGTTATGCACCAAGTCGACGTTTCGATGGTGTTTAAATTGGCCCTTTACGGGGGCCAGGCGAATAAGTCACAGTGGGAATTACAAGAAAGGATTTTCACTGCCTTACTTGGTATGGTTTGTAACGCCGTTTTAGCAACGGGGTCGGGGGCCACTCATACCTTACGCCTTCCCGACTCGTCCGAATTACACTTTATTTCTTTTTACGTTCTCTCTTACTTGTTTCTGATACTAACGCACCTTTGGCATTTCGTTTGAACGATCTGTTTTTAGATGGGGCTTGGAGTTTTACCCCCTTCGCATTGCTACCACCTTTTGATAAAGCTACCACGTGAGAAACATCTTTACCTTCACGCTTATCTGCCCTACCATTCCCGTTCTTATCTACGCCTGTTTTATCTATTGCTCTGCGAGCCCGTTGCCTTTCCATACGGTCGGGTAACTCTTGGCGGCTCTTTTGTGTCGCATACTCTTGCTTATAGTTTCGTTTTTTAGCTGGCATATCTAGTCCTTATTTTCTAGTATTGTGATGACAGTCTACTACTGGGCACCACCCCTTGCAAGTGAAGTTAGGTTTTGGGCTCCACGAATTTTTCTCTATAGAAATCTCAAGGCGCTTAGTATCTTCTAACCACTTCATCCAGTGCACGTGTTGTTTTGATTCTTCAAACTCTGACTTAACAAATTCTAACCACAAAAAATAATAGCCCTGCTTTAATCTTTTTTACTTGTGGATAATGCTTAAACACTGCTAGAGATAGTAGTTCTAACTGTTTAGTATCTGCATACTTACTACTCTTGCTGGTTTTATAATCTACTAAGAACGCTTTGTCGTCCCTGATAATCAACAAGTCGGCTACTCCTCGCCACCAAACATCGGGGGCAAAGAAATCACAGGGGGTCAAGTCTTCTCTAAGCCCCATCTTAAGTTCGCAGTACCTGTCCCCTTCTATCTTTTCTAGCGGTGCAAGCTGGTCTTGAATGAACGCAAACTTTTCAGGTATTGGGGTGCCATCTCTCATATACAACTCTGCGGCTTCATGAACCATAGTGCCGTATGTCAAATGCTCTGCTGGCGGTTCAACTATATCTTTCTTTACACGCAACCTATAATACTTTTGAGGGCACTGTAAAAATAAATTCAAACTACTATAAGACCACGTGTACTTAGCCATTATTCACTATCTTCCATTATTAAAATATCTTTCGGAATGCCATGCATTCTTTTTTAGGTTCCATATAGCAGGAACTACTTGTAGGTTTGAGTATTTATTTGTCCCTCCCTTTGCAACAGGAATGACGTGGTCAACATGCCACTCAAAATGTGTAATACTATTTCGGACTAACCTCAAAGAATGCGCTTCCACAAAAACAAATCTATCCAACTCGTTCATGCCTTTAAGTAACCCTTTTCTTTGAGACTTCTTAATAGCGTTACGTATTCTTTCTTTATCTATATTATTTGCATACCATTTTCTATGTGCCGCTCTTTTCTTTTCCGCTTGTGCTTCTCGCCATTCAGGAGTGTCCTGTAGTTTAAGGCGTTCTTCTTTTTCTGCCGCACGAATAGCTTTTTCTTTTTCCCTACGTCTTTGTCTACTAGCCTTTCGGGAAGCCATAACTGCTTCTGTATACGCCGGTAATCCAAGTGCTCGTCTACGATCTCTACTTCGTTTCTTTTGGGCTCTACGTATCTCCCTCTCCCTATCAGTCCTTGGAGTCCTTGGCATTAACAATCACCATAACTCTCTCCGATTCCTGATTCACAATCTAATGGTAATCCTGTTGCCCAAGGTGGAACCCATCGCATGCACTCTTCCACAAACTTTTGAGCCTCTTCTGCTTCCGCTATCGGGGCAATACACCCAACAGCATCGTGTACAGTTAATACAACCTTATATTTTTTAGAGATCTTTACCATTTGATCCGCGATAATACATCTTGCAACTGCTTGGCATAGATTCTCAACTAGCTTTCCTCCATACAATTTAATCTGTCCCTTACGGGTTTTGTATGAAAACTCAGGATAGCCTTCTAAGTTAACTGATTGTTTAATAGTATCATATTTCTGCCAAAGCCCGTTTGGTAATTGGAACCCTTTCATTCTAGGGTCAAACTTAATAACGCCTTCTCTTCCTAAATTACAAGCACTGTTTGTAATCATAGCTTCAATGCAGGTCTGTGCTTGCTTCCATAATGCAGGTATATTGCTATATGTTGTACGGTAAACATTTATAATCCGTTTAGCTTCAGATAAGTCTATGTCTGTACCAAAAGTTTTTAATTGTGCTTCAAACTTATTTGGCCCCATCCCATACCCTGAACCTAGAATAGTGGACTTGCCTACAAACCGCTCTTCCTTAGTAATCTCTTCCATAGGCTTACTATATATACTACTTGCCATTATCTTATAAACATCTTCCCCTTTGGCAAAGGCTTCAACTAAATCATCTTGTCCTGCTAACCATGCGAGAACCCGCGCCTCAATCTGTGACGAATCACAGTCAATCATAATGTAACCCTCTGGGGCTTTAATAGCTTTCTTCAACATATTTGCATGTTGTCCCCTAGATGGCAGGTTTTGTAAATTAACTTTGTCATCGCCACCCCAGCGCCCTGTATGAGCGGCGTAGTATCTAAGGGGTACTGGCATCAATCCTCGGTTAGCAATACTCATAAACCGATTAGTCCTAGATTCCTCTAACGTTGATTTGTTTCCAAGCCTAGCCGCTACTAACGTTTGTACTCGTAGGTCGGGGTGTTCCTGAAGTTCTTTAAACCCCTCATCAGTTTTAGCAAATGCATACGTTAGTTTCCCAGTAGCGGGACTTTTCTTCATAGGTATTTCTACCTTTAATCTACGCAAAAGATCTGCAAACTTCTCGTTCGACATAAGAGTTTCTTTATCCTCTGCCGCCGCCTTAAGTAGTTTTTCTTTCTTGGTAACTACAGTATATAAATGCTGTTCCAACATCAATGGGTCTAACTCTAATACAGGTTCAGTAAACATCTTTAATGTTAGGTCAATTACTCGTAACTCTGCTTGGGGGAACTGTGCATTTAGTATTTGAAATAAGTCATAGGTAAGCACCACGTCATTGACACAATACTCTGCATATCTCTGCAACTCGGCATCGCTAAAGTCGTTTCGGTGTTTACCCAAAGCATTACCTACTTCAGTCCCTTTTACTCCGATGTTGTATCTTTCAGCCAATGCTTTTAATGACCCACCTGCATTTACTCCGTGAATCGCCCTCGCCATACACAATGTATCTAACAGTACCTTAGGGTGGCAGTCAAAAACAAACGAGAGAATCGCACCATCAAACATAGTATTGTGTGCTAGTAAAGCTGAATTTGCCCAATCTATCTTTTGCAACTCCGCTTTCATCTCATCTCGGGTACCTGTAATCCAGTACGGTTCCTCGTTGTTTATCTTTATACCACATAAGATAGCCTCAAAGTTATGGCTACGGATATATTCCTCTGTTGTTACTTTAGTAAGAGAAAACTCTTTGCTGTAATACGTTTCAAAATCTATTGTAACTGTATTCATTTATGCTCCTTGGGATTAGTAAGCTCTTTTAATATTTGACGTTTCACCAATAACCTAGCTACCTCTCTAAGTTTTAAACGTAGCACCAATCGTTCTTTCGAAGTAAACGGATTAAGCA